ACGACCCAACCCACCACCATCTGCATTATAATACTTGAACTTACCACCAGGCCGTAATGCAATAGGAACACGCATCTGACGAGCTGATATTTTCTGAACTTCTCTCTTTTTAATATTAGAGAAAAATTTATCATCTTGCTCAAATGCTTTTGCAATCTTAGGAACGACCTTTTCAAGCTCTAATGCATTTACATTAGATTCAACAACTGCCATAGTTAATCTCTCATTAAAAAATCATAGGTGCTTTCACCCGGTTTTATAGCTGAATCAGTTGATTTGCCGCCTGAATTATTTTGGGATGCGGATTTCCCTACTGGTAATCTACCACGTTTATCTTTCCCGTCAGGTTCGGCCTTTATATTAAGACCTTCTAATGCATCCGTTCGCGCTTTAGCTAGAACAGGACGTAATAGAGATTTAGCTCTTGCTAGATAGTTTGAGCGAATTTTATTAATTGAGTCCTGACTAAAATTAGCTTTAAAAGCATTGGCCCAAAGTCTATCATTAATAGCGCGATAGCCTTTGTCATTAGCAATTAAATTTTCTAAAGATTCATAAGCCTCTCTCACAGCTTGCTTACGAATAAAAGGGGTCATTGCTTTATTAGGATCAATATTGGTATCAATTGTAGCTTTTAATACATTACCTACACGAGTATTCAGGTCAGATAAAGTAACATGAAATCTTTCCTGAACAAATTGATCTTCCTTCTGTTTAATTTCATCAACTTTTTCCTTAGGCTTAGCTAAAGTAGAAGGAGGAGTCCATTTAGTTGTAGCAAATACCCATTGATGAAGTAAATGAGCCGCGGATTCTAAAGCATCATTTTTAGTATCACGCGCTTCAGCATACATACGCGATACGGTATCTTTGAATAAGTTACCTATAACATGATGAAATGCTCTCTCATCAACGCGCGCTAAAGTAGGAAGATAGTCATCTACTAAACGATTAAATGCTTCGACATCTTCTTCTTTAACAGCAGTAAGAATAGATTCAGTCTTACCATCCATTGCCTCTGTGTATAAAGTATCGTATGCAGAAGCCTTTTCCATAGCTTCTTTAGCATCGTCAATAGTAGGGAGAAGTTCTGTTAATTGTTTATGTTGAGATAATGCCGTCTCAATAAACGGAAACTTCTTATATAAATCAGGATAAGCCGCAAGAATTTCTTTACGATTTACAGGAGTGACAATATTAAATTCATCGTCATCCTTAATCTCTATTTCCGGTTCTTTATCTTCCTTATCTTCCTTCTTAACTTCTTCAATCTTTTCTTCGACAGGAAGTTCAAGAGGCTCATCTTTATCTGTTGGGTCATCAGCAAAGATAATTTCTTCAGTTGTTAATTGTGGTTCAACGACATCATCAGGCATTTATTTGTTCCTTTGGATTATTGCTTGGTTTTTCTTTATCTTTAGATTGACCTTGTTGTCCACCCATCATAGCTTGCATCTGCATTTGTTGCATCTGTTGCTGTTGAATTATTTGTTGATGAGCCTTCATATGAAGAAGCACATTACGATATCCTGCTGGATTCTTTACTTTTTCATATCTACCTGCGTCAGATACTAAGTATGTTCTGCAAATAAATGCCTCAATATTATGATCATCTACATCAGGATCAATTGGAACTGATGGTTGTTCTTGTGGTTCCATCATCTGAGGATTAATTTCTTGCCCTGATTGAACTACTTGTTCTATCATATTAGGATCAGGAGGAACCATTAAAGGTTCTGATGCTAATAGTTCCTTAATTTCTTCATACTGCTTCTGTCTATCTGCTTCACCAGGAATTACAAACGCATCTAATCCTAATACTTTCTTAAGAATAGGTAAATTTTCAGGACTTGCAAGAGCTTCCATAATTTCAGGATTATTAAGCTCAAACATTTTCATTACAATATCTTTAATCTGACTATATGTAATGGGAAGATTTTCATTAGCTTCTAACTCAACATTACCAATCTTACCCTGAGTTTCAGCTTTCTTAATATATACGTTAAGAAAATCTCCTTGTTCTCCCTTTGTAACAAACTTTTCATCTTCTTTCAAACATTCCATATAAGCAGGAATGACTTTACCAAATATTTCTTTCCACCAAATAGTAAACATCTTCCAAGTATTCTGAAGTCTCTGTAATGCTTGGGCGCGAGACATTGAATACTCAGAAGCAGTCTTAGAACCATCTATCTGCCCACCAAATAATGAAGGAAGCGCGCCAGTAACTAATTGACCCATTTCCTGTATTTGTTGAGCAAATGGCATTACTTCTTGAGAAAGAGTAGCAGTCTTTATCTCAAAAAATCCTTCACTAAGCGGCTTATTAAAATTAGCTTTAGTAGCCGTAATAGCCCCAGGTGTAGCTTCCGTCTGTCCATACTGGTCTATATTCAAAACCGCAGGAGATACGAATGTTTGAGGAATTCCATGCTCGATAGTCTGTAATACTAACGATATTAATGTATTTGTAATATCCTGAACAGATACTAATGACTCACCGAGAGGATCATGAATAAGATAATCAGATAAAGGATTTTGAGTAATAGTCCAGCAATCATCTAATGATTCATTCTCTGCTGAAACTACACTATCATTAATCTTAATTACCTTTATACCATTAGGATAATCTTTCTTTAATTGTTCAATATCTCTCTCATCAGTAAGAACATTTATCATTTCTGGACGAATCCAGTAATTATTAACTGTAACAGTAGAATCGGGATACTCACCCCTATATTGAGTATTTAAACGCCCCCACTGTTCATATGGATCATCAGGACCGCGCCCACCCCAATTAGGTCCTAATTTACCAGTCTTTCTTAATTCAGGATATCTATCAATTGCACAAGCGTAATGTGTTTCATAAGAGAATCTAAGATAAGGACAATCCTTCTGTAACATTGCAAAATTAGGGATCTTAACATATAGACCACCATAAACTTCAATGCACTGTCTTGTTTTAGGTTTAGTAGTTTCACCTACTAATTTCCTAATGACAAATACAGATTTCTCCATGTTTGGGTCTAACTCAGCTGCACACTGAGGACACACAATCATGTTTTCATTTTGAATCAAATTTTGTAATTCAGCATCTACATCATCAGGTTGGAATTGATCTTTTACTTCGTTCGTAAATCCTTGATTCTGGCCTTCTATATCTTCAACTAATTCTGGCGGGACTCCAGCCATAACCGCATCATCTATTTGCATCTGACAATGCGGACATACATACTTTTGTTCTTCTTCATCTTTATAAGACTTTTCTACATAAGTCCCATATGATTTATCTTCTTTAGGATATGCATAGGCGAATACCGGACCTTCAGTGCAATAAATATAAAGCGCGTGTAACCATACAAGACTTACATTATTATGTCTATAAATTAATTGCCCTATTTTATCCCCGGCTTTCGCGGTTTCCAAGTCCAAGGGATTAGTAGCATCATCAGGATAACAAGTGACAGGAGGAACGGTAATAGAAAGAGCAGCAATAATAGACTCAAGGTAAGCTCTAAAGACATTAATAGGCTTATCATAGTAGCTACCTTGATTATCGCCTAATACTGAATTAGAGTCAAATACTCTCCAATCATGTGCCGTTGACGACCACCATGTCTGAGAGAAACCTTCCCAAAGTAATTTAAAGTATCTATACTTACGGATTTGTCGCTCGCGCGTAACACTATCCTCTCTATCTATAGTATCAAGGATAGTGCCTAGCTTTTGCTTCAAATCTTCTGTAAGATCAGTGTTAGGCATACTACCTTGGTTTGCTAAGTTCTCTTAACTTATTAAAACCTGACATCATTTGATCAGCTTTACTACCAGATTCTACAAATCCAAATTTCTTCTTTTTCTTAGGTTTCTCATCAGGTAGTTCAACATCCTTACCTGGCATATTCATAGATGATCTCTGACCTTTAAGACGTTGGGATAATTTATCTAAGAATCCCATTGAAGGTCCAATACTATTAGGCATGGTTTACTTCTCCTAATACTTCCTTTTCCAATTCGGCATTACGTTTATCAATATCTGCCCGAATAGCCTTTTCTTTATCTAACTCTAATGCCTTTAATCTATCTTGTTCTTCTAAGCGCGCTCTCATTGCAGGCCAAGGAAGATGCTTAGGAGGAATATGTCTAAGTGGTTCTTCTTCTTCTTGCTCAACAGTTTTTTCTGCTTGAATTACATGAGAAGAATTTAATACTCTCGCTAGTAATTGTTTCTTCTCATAATTACTTTCTGTTAACTGACTACGAAGAGTTTCGCAAGATTGACATATCTTACTTTCTCGAATTAATTCAACACAATGCAAACAATGAGGATTAAGTAGGTGATGTAACCACTTGAACATCTCTAACCTCCTTAATTACACCCATTTTACTTATATGACGATTAAGATGTTTAATGAAATCATCTTTCCTATTAGCTAATTGTTCAGATGTTTCATCCTTACCGGCAAATATGATTAAATCACATTTCACAGTAAAACTATTTTGAATTAATTGAACTTCTGCTGACGGCATTAATGCCTCCTACGTCCATGATAACGATCTATTGAATTGCTTGTTGGTCTTGCTTCGATACGTCTCATATTCATATAAAATGAAGTATAATCTTGTGTTTTTTCTAATGATGCTAATAGTTCTTCCTGTTTTTGCGCCTTAGCCATTTCTTCTTTCGCATCTTCCATGAATCTATCGGCTGCATCCACGATATACCTAACAACATCATAAGGATCATCGCCATCATATTCCGCCACATCTTCTGCTGCTTTACCAGTAGTTTTCTTCTTATCGTATGATGCAGCTTTAATTGCATCAGTTAATACTGGACATCCCGGATTACCATGTCCTGGACCAAATATTTGTAACTTAGGTAATCTTTCAACTTCCATGGGATTAAAGGAATTTAAATATGCTTTATATTCAATAATCCCTTTATTACGTAAAATCCAGAAAGCGCGCTCTTCATTATAAACCCGCGCTATTTCATCCTTAATAGGAACATACTTACTTTTCCATCTAAGGTATTCATGAAGAAGAGCTTTAGTTGCAAGCCTACTTCCGGGCGAGTTAGCCGTTAATTCCACCGGACATTCTAATGCAGTCTCAATCTGTTGCTGGATTGTATGATCCTCTCCTCTATTTTGTCCGGCTGACTTACATACCCTAATGAGTTTAGGTTGTTCCTTTTGAATATACGGTTTAACGTATGCTCCCCATTCTTCAATTTTAGTTTTTCTCCAATATAACTCACGATAAATATAAACCCTACGATAAGGACTGATAGCAGCAAATCCGACATACGTAAGGGCTGAATACCCCCAATCAATAACAAATATACGAGGCCACCAGGAAGGGATGTCAAAAGGTTCGATAACATGAATAGCTTCCTCTGGTTCATCAGGATACTTTCTATCTCTAAATTCCTCAAATACCTGTCCAAGATATGCATCCCAGTCGCCATATAATTTAGCGCGCTTTTCAGCTTCAGGTAGAGCCTGTAGAGATTTAACGTAATCTGGATCTAAGTATTCATTGTCTATCGCAGTGGCATGAATATAAAATCTTTTATTCCCACCCCTACCTTCAATAATAATATTATCATCCGGATTTAATGGATGGCCTAATTCTTCATAAGGTTTAACAAATCTTTGTCTTACCCAACTATGTCCAATACCACCACTTACTGCGGCGGACCTAATTATAGCTGGTAATCCTGAACCTAATGGAGCGCGCGTTCGTTCAAATCCAATATAAAGGTATATGTATTCAGTAAGTGTAGTTAACTCTTCAGGAGTGAAGAGATTAATTTCCATCGAATCATATATATGAACATCATCTTCATTTTCGCAATGACCTAAAAAGATCATTGCTCCTTCATTACGTCCACCTAATTTAGTTGATGTTCCTGTTCCATATTGATCTTCTCTTGGAAAGGTCCATAACATATCTGTCTGATTAAATGTTGCCCCGAACTTTCTATATATATCTCGACTTCTTGGCATAACCTCGCGTTTTAATTCAGGTGATGTCCTACGTAAAAATACCTGTTTAAAACGCGGATTAAGATGCCACTTACGTATAATTGCATAAAGGAGGAGAACGTCAGTTTTTCCTGAACCAGCGCCCCCTCCTAAGGTTGCTTCTTTAATCCAAGTTGGTAATGCTAGAAATGTAGCTTGCTTCCTTGTCGGTCGCCATTCATTTGGATTGAGAATCACACTTAATTACTCCACGATAATAATATGAATCTAAATATACACGTCTTTCACATGTGTTATTATTTGTATCTTTCCATATTTCAGCCTCAACAGGACCTACGCGCTCTACTCGAATTAATTTATATCGAGCTGAACATCCTGATAATAAAACTATTAAGATACAACCCAAGTATAAGTAGTTCCTGAAATTGAACATGTTACTGTTGCAACCCCCGTTAAATCATAAAATTGTTCAAATGAACCAGGTTCAGCTTCATTCCTACTAATACCTAAAGTTCCATTAACAAGATTAAATACTAATCCAGATACTCCTGTAATTACTTGAGCAGTAACCTGAACACCCGCGCCTGTTTTTGCAGTAAGTGTAACTTGTCCAACCATAATAATTTACTCCTAAGGAGAAACATGAACTGGAACATTACCTGTTGCTTCTGCTGTATTACCTTGATTATCTTTCGCGGTTACTTGAAGAATCCAATCACCATTAACAGTAGGTTTAAAAGCTAAAGCCCTACAATATCTTCCATCCCGGCGCGGTTCATCAAGGAATTTAATAATAATTGATGGTTCACCATCACCTACTAAATCTAATTCTACTTCTACTACAGGATAAGGTGATGTTACATCAAATCTAATTAACATACCATTAGGATCTCCACGATGAACATCCTTATCATAATCAATAATAACAATATTCATAGCACCTGGTGCAGTCCCAGGATCTACAGCTACTCTAAATCTACTAGGTTCAGCATCTCCTCTTTCTGCTCTTTGAGGAATAGCTAAACCTTCTGAATCTTGTAATACAGCATAACCTGATTCTTGTAATCTTAAAATTTCACAACCACAAGTAATATTAGTTTTAGGCTGCAAACATACCGTTCCACCACCTTTAAATTCTAATCCCCAACCTTCATTACGATGAATCCATGCAACTGAATTCATTAATTCTGCACCACGATCACCTAATGGAGTAGGTAATTTAGCGCGCTCTTGCTGAAGAGTAAGGAATACATTTTCAGGAAGAATTTCAGGATCACTCATTGGTGGTTCACCTATAATACCATTATATAACAATTCCCAAGATGGTCTTACTTCAGGATGATCATTTAATCCTGTTGCCCTATTTTGATCACTAAATACAAGTAGAAAATTTACTTCAGTATAATCTCTTGCTAATCGAGCGAATACAGGAACTAATCCTTTAATATTAGATGTCAATGAAGAATTAGAAGTATAACACTGACAAATTAATCCAATTTTTCGATGATGAATCCTAGCCGCATTAATTTGCGCTCGCATATTTTGTTCAAATAGCGCGATTGGTTCTCCTACTTGACAATATGCTTGTAATCCTAGCCAATCATTACTCTTTAATACAGGATATTTAGGCCAATTCCTACCGTCCCAATAAACTATACATGGCCAAGGACTTGCTAGCGCGCGAGTCTCTATATTTTCTACTGTAGGTCCGTCAATATATTCAGCGAATTGAGTTCCATTAAGTTTTATTACCGAACCAGAAACATCATACCTAATCTTAACTAATGCATTTCCTGGAGGTAATAATGGAGGAGGTTGATTAAATTCATACCATCCTAACCAACAAGGTTTATTAATCTTTACAATAGGATCAAATGGATTTAATGGAAATTGAGTTAATGTTAAAATATCAGCAATATCTAAACGTATTCGAACATTACTATTTGAACTCATTTTCCAAAAACATATTGCTAACTTACCTTCAATCCAGTCATAATTAAATCTAACTACTCTACATATTCCTGATTCAAGAAGATATCGAATACCTTCAAATATAATAACTGCTGGGTCTTCACCATGTATCCCATCTCCACCTTGACCTACTTTAATTCCAGCAAGAGTAGTATATTGATATATTCCTTCTATTGGATTAGCAATAGATTCATCACCAGGATGAATAGTATCATCTATCCATCTTATTCCTTGGGAACCATAAGGAGGAACACATGAACATACTACTAATGAACCATTAGGCCAAAATGCTACAGGACTTCCTCCACATGCTTGACCTTTAAGTGCAAACGGACTAAATTGTAATGCTTCATCTCTATATTGACCTGAAGCCCCTACTCCTACAAATCCAGGCCCAGAAGGGTTAATACGAGTGAATAATAAATTGACAGGAGATTGAACAGGCCCTTCAGATGTTTCATTTAATCCTGAAAGATATGAAGCTACAAATCTCCCATTAGGAAGATTCTCCCCATAACTAGCCCCAACTAGTTCAATCCTCTCAATCATTAGTGAATATCACCCTTATAAAATCCAGTAAATGTTCCACCACCTGTAACAACAGTAGATATTCTCGCTCTTACAGCAGCAAGAACACCTTCATATGCATAAATAGCTACAGCATTAGTAATACCAACAACAGGATTAACTGTAGGAGTAGCTCTATCATTAACTAATGGAGCCCATGTTCCAGTATATTCAGGATCATGCGCGGTCTCTAATGCTACAGCTCCACCAGCAATAGTTCCATTACCAACAATATAAAAGATATGTTGCTTAACACTAGCTGGAACCGCAAGAGCTAATCCATTACCAAGCGCGGTTTGAGTTAATTGTAATGTTTCTAATACGCCTGGCCTAGATGCTTGTGCTGGCATTATCCAACCTCATTAATTACAACAGTTCTAAAGTCATTCTCGGTCTTAATATAAGGCGCGTAAAGAATGAAGTTAGCAGGATTAATATTTCTACCTGAATCTCCATTATCATCAAGATTCTTAACAATAGAACTCATAACTTGAGCTGTAGCCGCGATATCTCTTAATTTCGCACCAATTAATTTATCCTTTGTAACTTCATTCAAAGCCATAATTAATCGACTTTGAGCCTTACTCTTAATTCTATCTTTCACATTATTTACATGTAAATTTAATTTTTCATTAGGTAAATTATAACTATCAGTAGAAGTCGCGCCATTCTTATAAGCTGATGTAGATGATTTAGATACTCCGAACATTTCAGCCAATTTGTTCGCCTCACCATTACCATTAACTATTGCCTCTTCAGCAATAACTTGACGTAATGCGGACGGAACATTATTATCACCAGGTCGTCTACCTGGTCTTTGAATATCTACAATAGATGTGTATTCCTTTTCGAACTCCACATCATCAACTAATCCAACAGGCATAACTAACTCCCGGAAGTAATAGTAATTGTAATAACTACTTTATGATTAGTAGGATTCGAAGGCGCGCTCGCTCCACCTAATCCATTAATAATAGTCTGTGCAGTCACACTACCCTTGGTAGCAGAAATACTAACTGTATGACTTCCCGTAGCCAGTAAAGGCGCGGGAATGGAACATGTAGTTCCTACTAATCCCTTTGCTATACAGGTCGGAACAGAAGTCTGAACTATTCCATCAATACTTATTACCTGAACATAAGTAGATACTTCAGTCGGAACCTTATCATAATCCCATGCGAGCGTAACTACTGTCTGTGCTTCTAACCTACTTGTAACTAGGCTTAGAACTAGAAGAACCAAAAGAAATATTTTTTTCACCAAATCTCTCCAAATCTTTTCTCGCCTTAGCAATTTGTTTTTCTTCCAACTTATCAGGCTTCCTAACTACCTTCATATCACAACATAATGATGTATTCACTAAAGAAGTCATTTGAGCCATATGAATTCTTTTACATAAAGAACACATCCATTGCATACATGTATCCTTTATAAATTAGGTTCCGGTTCGGTCCAAGCATAGACTAATAAACTCTTCAATGTCAATAGGTCTAGTTCGCCCTACGATCCCCTAGGAAGCACGAACTAAGCCATCAACCGAAACCACTCCATCTAGTGTCTAAACTCCCGTCCTGACGCCTCTCAACCCCACCTGTAGGGTGTCATCGAAACAGGACACTTTCTTACATATTATTTATACAAGTATCATTATAATATGGGACCCTATTTCTAAAACTAGCATCAGTCTTGTGTGTTCAATAGCCGCAATTTTCATGCCAA